CGCCGCACGCTTCCATCGACACGCGGCACTCCTCGGGGATCAGGACGGACCCGATCGGAAGAGTGGCGATATGCACCAGGTCGTTGGCCGCCCATGCCGCCGTGGTCGTGATAAGCGCGGAGACGTGGCGTTTCTCCCCGCTGGTGAGCGCGGAGTTGTTGTTGCGGCTCGCGAGGGTCCCGAGTGCCGCGTTGGCTTGGATGTCAGAGTTGAATGAAGGCATAGTCTAGATTTCCTTTCGTTGGTGTTCCTATGGACTACGGGGATTGATCGCAGGCGATGCTCACCACCTTGGTTTCCTCCAACCGGGTCGCTCCCAGCCGGGCCACGCTGCGGATCTGAAGCGCGTGGTTCTGGGTCGGGAGAATGTCGGTGTAAACCTGACGCCCGGCGTCCGTAAGCACCACGCCGCTCTTGGCGTAGGCGTAACAAGTGCGCACGTCCGTGCTGGTGTTGAGCGGCAACCGCTGGGAGCGGCGCCATTTGAAGCCCATCCAGCGGTCAATGGTGCCGTCGATCAACGCTTTCACGTTGTTGAAGTCGGAAGACTTCACCTCAGCCACGTTGAGCAGGAGATCGTCCAGCTGCGCTTGGCTGTAAACGAAGATGAGCTCCTCGTCTTCGTCCACGTCGTTTTTCCCAAACTTGCTCTTGGCCTCGATGACTTTGGCGAGGGTCAACCCGCTGTTGGCGGCTGCACCGCTGGCAACAAAGTTCACAGCCACCGCCTGCGTTGGCGCAAACTCGGTGGCAATAACTCCGGTCGGGCCGCTGTAGGCGATGCCGCCCAGGGCGTCGATGATCACCTGGTCGCAGGTGCGCATGTAGGCCATGGCGTGGTTGTTGATGAGCGGGCTGGTGGGCAGCGCGATCGTGCCGAGCAGGTCGTCGTCGAACTCGTCGAGAACGTCCACCGCGTCATAACCCTGCTCGCGCACCCAGCGCTTTGCGGTGGCGGTGTTCTGCGCGCTGGTTTTCTCGGCGCGGCCCGTGATGAGCCGCATCGCGGTCGCGGCCATTTGGTTATAGGATTTCTCCTTGCCGCTGATGGTGTCCAGAGTGACGAACTCTTTGAGTCGGCTCTGTTTCTGCTGAACGAGATGATTCCAATTGGTTGAAAATTCCGTCGGAAAAAAGTCCGGAATAGTAGTGACTGCAGCCATTTAAGGTCCTCCTTTGGAGTGTGTGAGTTTTTGTTCTCCAGCGGCTGGGCGAGTGTCCCGAACGGGGTCGTCGTCGTCTGGTGTTGAGATGCCGCTGGAAGGCTCGCGAGGAGTTGTCTTCCGCTTGCGATTCGAGCAATAGTAACCAAATTTCCCGCGCGCGAGCGGAAAATGAGATGTGCCCCAAAACGGTAAGGGCCCGACCAGCACACACGCGCCGATCGAGCCCCCACCGTGTTCCACCATGGATGTTTTACCCGTGTCGCATCAGGCTGCGGACAAGCTCGACGGTCTCGGCATCGCCCTCCTGATACTTCGCGTAAAGTGGGTTGCTCTTGTCGGTCATGATCGACTTTGCCCGGATCTTCCCGGCCTGGAGCGAGGGAGCAAACTCGCCCGTCACCAGCTTGTCCTCGCTCATCATGCCCGCGAACCGAACCAGCGCCTGCACCACCTTGGGATCGCGCAGCCCGTCGGTGTGCGGGTCGAGTCCGACCGTTTGCGCCACGCGCGCGGCGAGGCTGATGTTCTTGTCGAAGTTCGCGCCCCAGGCGGTTTGCAGCTCCTGCTTCCCGCGTTCGAGCTCTGCGCCGATCATCTTGCCGACTTCCTCGGCCCGAATGGCTTCCTGAGAGAGTTGCAGCGCGGCCAGCTCCTTCATTGCGGCCGCCGGGATGTGATGTTTGTGGGCGATCTCCGCGAACGCTTTGCCGGTGGCGTCGTCCCAGGTCACGCCGTCCGGGAGTTTCTCGGGCTTGAGGTTGTAGCCGTCCACGGTCTCCGGCACGCCCACCGCTTTTCGGTAAGCGGCGATTTCCTCCGGGGTGCTCTTTTCGCCGGGGATGTTTACCGCGGAGCTTTTCTTCCCGAGCAACTGCTGGAGCTCGAAGTGGCTTTTGGCCAGCTCGGGCAAACCCCGGTATTTGGCGAGTGTCTGCTTGGCCGGGTCCAGCTCCCCGGGGAGCCGGTCCAGCCAGCCATCAGCGAAACTGCCGTCGTCCCCAACGTAGCCCCTGGGCGCGCTGGAGGGGCTGGCCTGCGCGGTTGTGGCCGTGGCGGGCGCGGTGGTTTGTGCGGTGGCTGCTGCGGAGTCGGTGCCTATGAGCGTGTCAGACATGGTGGATTAGTTCAGGTGATGTTTGCGGGTTGAAAATCGGGCGACGTATTCCTCCGGGTGATATTGCCGGAGCCATTCCACGTAGGCGGGCGTCTTGTCCCCGGCCTGCGGATCTAGCGCAGGCGGCGGTGGGATCTCTTCGGGCTTCTTTGCAGCGGGCTTCTTCGTCATGACTTCTTCACCCGGGTCTTGGGTGTCTCAATGTTGCCGTCCCCTACCGACGGCGCGGCCAAGATCGACTCGATGTGCAGCAAAACCTGCCTTTGCCCGTCCCGGATCGCCGCGTGGATGGGGTCATATTCACAGTGCCGCCCCCGCTCCTGGGGAATGAAGGCGGGCATGTGCAGCCCGAAAGTCTCCCTGATGTGGTCGAGCACCAGCTTCCCGTCTTCGGTGGCGAACAAGCGCCGGAACGCGTTGCCGATCCGTTGCGCCTTCTTGGCTTTTTCAATCAGCGCCTCGGTCATGCCATGTCTCCCAGTGCCTGCCCGATTGCCGAGTCAGGTTTGATGCTCCCGGCCTTGGCGGCCGCGTTGGCCATCATCTCCGCCTGCTCGGCCTGAGCCTGAGCCTGTTGGTCTTCCGCGCGCGCTTGGCGCATCGCCAGCACTTTCTCAATGGGTAGCATCCAGTCCGCGTTGACTCCGTTGTTGCGGGCCCGGTCCCGTGCGATCCGGTCCCAGTCGTAATTGTCGAGGATCTCCGGCCGCTGCTGGGCAATAGGCAAGGTCATCTCCATGTCCCTGTCGAACGCCGTGTTCTCAAGATTCTTGATGGCGAGCGCGATCCGGCTGTTGTAGGTCACCCGGGGCTGCGCGAGGTAGGCGCCGCTTGCGTCCTGCACCACCACGGATTCGGGCGGAGGCGGGAACAGACCCGCGCGGAGATGGATCGAGAACACCCGTTCAAGCAGCGGGTTGAAAACCTCGGTCGTCATCCGGGCGAACGTGGGCGAGAACTGAATCAGCTTTTCCCCCGAACGCTCCGAGACCTCCCGGGCCGTCATTTGTTTGTCCGTCCGGCTGAACATCTGGAAGAGGTCCACATGGTAAGCCTCCTCGATCGCGTCCCGCTTGACCTTCGCCCGAGCCTCGCCGACGTCATACCGGCCAGCCGTGCCCCACTCCCTCGGGATCGCGTTCGGCATTGCCGCGTTGAAGTAGGTGATGCCGCTTGAGCGCAGGTCGATGTCACCCTCATGCGTGGACGGGACCAGAAACCGGGGAAACGCCTGGAGCTCCGCCAGGGCGTCCAGGTGCTTCTCCAGAAAATTCAACTGCCGCGCCTCGGGAAGCGCCATCCAGCTGGGGCTCCACCCGTAAACCTCGTTCCCCCAGGTCAGGAACCGGGAGGCCGCAAACGGCGATTCGGGATAACCCGAATGCCGCACAACGTGCTTGCTCTTTTTCTCCACGTAAACCGACGCGATCGGCATGTTCTCCGGATCGCTCTTGCGCGGGTCGATCTGCTCCGGGTCGCGCGGGAAAACCCCGTGAATGAACGAGTGCTTCTTGTCCTGCTCCTTGGTGTCCTTGGATTCCAGCGCCTTGCGTAGTTCTGGCGAGAGATTCTCCGCGCCGAACTTCATCGCGGCCTGCCGTGCCGACAGCTCAAACTCCCGGAAACAGGTGTCCACCAGCCCTTCATCGTCTTCGGCGATGCTGTAGCTGCCCACCGGCCAGCACGCGAACGTCACCGGGTTGCGTTTCCCAGGCTCGCAGTAAATCACCGACGTTCCGAACGCGCCCCGGTCCAAGTAAAACTCATGAATGACCGAATAGAAATTCGACCGGCTGAGCGATGCCTGGGCGATCTCTGTGCAGCGTTTGAACCACTGTTTCGCCTCGTCATCACCCTGGATCTCGGGCGGTGCGTCGAAGTTGAACCACGCGCCCTCGTGCGGGGTCATCCAAGAGAGCTTCCCGTTGGCGAGGATCTGGTTTGCCCGGATCGCGGTCCCGTCGAAAAGCTGCTGCTCGTTGCTGGTGTTGGGTTGGCTTTGTGTCCGCGTGATGTTCGCCTTTCGCGGCATCACATACTGCGCAACGTCCTGCCAGAACCCATCCCACACGCTGCGCTCATTGCGCAGCGATTCGCTGCGCTGGATCACATCCGCCCCGAGTTGGGAGAGAGATTCCATCAGCCTAGAAGCGTCTTCTTGCCGTCCGTCGCGGGTTGACCGGGCTTATAGCCGCCCGTCTCCCCGGCCAACAACGTGCGCGCCATGCCGTTCTGCCGGGCGGATTGCCGCCGGGCATCGCGCTCGACTTGATCCACCGCGGGAGAATCCATCTGCGGCGGTGGCGGCGGCGGCGGTGGCGGAGGCAACGGCGCAGGCGTGGGCATCTTGAACTCGTCCTTTGGTGCCTTCGGCGGCTTAGGCATCTGGACCTTGCCGCCCTTGAACCAAGAGAGCGCAGGCTTTGAGTCGGGCTCTGGAGCCGTAGGCGCGTCTTCGCCTTCGAGCGCGAAAACTACTTCCGGCGGGAGAGCGTAGAGAGCCCCGGCGATGAGGACGAAAACAAGAGCGGTTTGGATGAGCATAACCTTTTTACGTGTTTTGCGTAAAAACACCTGATCACGTTCTGTCGCTCAAAAATCACAAACTCAAGGGGAAATGGTTCCACCCGCCAAAACTCCGCCAGGTTCCCCGCTGCGAGGTAAGCCATCCACGCGTCCCACTCCTCGCGAGGGAACACAAACCACGGGTTAACGAGCTCTTTCCTCGGCGCGTTGTGTCGCACGGGTCGCCCCATGATGAACATCGTGGGCGTGCTGAACACGTAGCCGTTGAGCAAGTGCGCCTCCAGATCCTCGCGGAAGGTCCGGGCGCAGTCCTCGCGCTCGTAGACCGCTGCGGCGAGCTCCGCCGGAGTCATCGCAACACCCGGGCACTGCCGCCCCGAAAGCCGGTCAACACTCGGGCGGGCCCGGTGTTCGGTCGGCGCGCGATGGCGGAACGATCGACTACCAACCCGTGTTTGATGGCCTGATGACTGAGGCTGAACGCGTCCGAGAAATGCGATGCCCAATCATGCACGGGGACGTCTTTGATCGTCACCCCGTCGCGCTCCTCCTTGGCGTGGTAGGCGTCCAGCGCCTCGATGCCGTCGCCGCATCCGCTGGCGTTGAAGTGCGCGCGCGGGAAAGCGTCCTGGGCGAGATTGATCCCGTCCCAGACGGAGTGCTGTCTGGGCACAGGCACCACGTTGGCGAGCCCTGCCACCCCCAGCGCCTCCTCCCAGAGCCCGCCATTCTGCGCGGCGGCGTCGTGCGGGATGAAGTGCGCGCCGTAGGCGTAGCGCTTCGCCTTGAGGCAGCCAGCCCAGTCGGCGGGCGTCCTGCGATCCTCTCCGCCGGAGAGTGCTTCGAGGTAGTTGATCCGATCGCCCACAAGCTGCCACACCCAGAGCCGCTGATTCTGCGGGGCTCCAACGTCCCAGCTTGTGTAAACCGGCAACTCTTTGAACCACAGCACATCGTCCGACACGCGGCGCGCGGCCCGTGCGGCTTCCAAGTGGCTCGCGTAGATCGCGCCCGGCCTGCCTACGGCGAAGCTGCACTCATACTCCTGCGCAAACGTGTGCGGAGGCGTCCCTTGCCGGATGTCCGAGAGCTCCGACGCTGGCAAAATCCCCGAGTCACTCGCGCGCAGAATCAGCGTAAACCACGCCGGATCTTTGAGCGCCTCGCTCCACAGCCGCCAAAATTGGTTGCGGCCCTTCGGGGTTGAGATGAACGTCGCCCAGCCGGTGTAATCGCTCAGACAGGGCCGGATGACCGCATGCCATGCGGCCGGGTCGATGTCCGCGTATTCGTCGATGACAACCCCGTCGAAATAGAGTCCCCGCATGCGTTCGTAGGACTCGCCGGAGTAAAGCCGGATGGTTGCCCCGTTGGGTAGCGTCACCTGCAAATCCGCTTCGTTGATGCGCACCCCGGGAATCTGTCCCAAAAACTGCTTGATGTAACTCCAGGCGATGTCCTTGGCCTGATCGCGGGTCGGGGCGATGTAGGCATAACGCAGGGGCGGCCCGGGGCGTGTGTGAGTCAGCGCGCGAAGGATCAGGTCTTGGATGCAGCAGAACGTCTTGCCGCCCCGGCGATGCACCACCATGCACGCCCAGCGCTGCGAGCGTTCCAGGTAGCCACGGAACTGCTCCCGGGGTTCAATCTCAACCGTGATCCGAGCCACTGCGTCCCCCGATTTTTACCGTGATGGTGTGCTCGCCCGCGTGTTCCACCTCGACCTTCTCCCCGTATTTCTTCGGGGCGATCTTGGAGGCCGCCCACTTGAGCGCATCCATGCGAAGCCGTCCAAGCTGCGCGTCTTTCGCCGTGCGCGCCTCTGCCACGATCATCTCCGCGAACGTGTCCGCCTGTTTCGCGCGCGCGTGTGCATAGCTTTCTCTGAGTTGTGGATTTTCCTCCAGCAGCCTGAAAAACGTGGCCGTCGAGGGCATCCCCTTTGTTTTACAAATCTCGATCAGCGTTTTGCCCTCGGCGAGCAGCGCAAAAACTTTCCCGAGCGTCTCGCTTGGGATGTCGTTCCGCTTGATTCGCTTCGCCATGGCTCAAGGTCCTAGTGTCCGATTTCGCCTCGTGTCCAGACCTGTTTTTGCGGCTTTGATTTGGCTCGAAAGGGACAAGGGACATAAACACCCCCCCCTACAGGGGGGGATGTCCTTTATGTCCCTTTTGTCCCGGACAAGGGACATAAAGGACATAAAGGACATTTGTCCCTTATGTCCCTTATGTCCTCACCTCCTTTTTCGGGCCCTCCATTCGCCCGGCTCAGCCTTCGATTCCTCAATGATTTTGTGGTCTTTCATCTGCTGCCATTTCCTGCGGAATGTCCGCTCGTTCCAATCGTCTTCCTTGGCCCTTTGCAGTAGTTCTGAGTAAGTCAACTGCTCATCCCCGAGTAATTCCAAGAGGTTCTCTGTGGACCACACCTCAACCCGCCCCTTGCGCGCAGGCTCAGCCTCCGGCACCTCGTCCGCCTCTGCGGGTCGCCAGCAAATCGCCCCCGGCTCCTTTGCGTGTGCGATCGACCGGTGATAAATCCGCTCCCCCTCTTCGCCCACCCAACCGGCCCGGGCGCCTCGTTTGCCGAGCACAAGCTGGAAAACCTCATGCGACCCCAGCCCCCGCACGGCCACCACGGCCCGGGCCCAGTTGGCCCACTCGGCGCTACCGCTTCCGAGGTAAGCCAGGTCATTGCCCGCCCACGTCGCCTTTTCCTGCCCGCTGGGCGGCTTGTTGGTGTGATGCACGATCACGGTCGCGCACTCGTATTTGTGGAGGATGGGGTTGAGGCCGTTGCGGAGGAACCCGCCGACAACCTCCTGGGATTTCACGTCCCCGCCGATGTAGGCAAGCGCCGGATCCAGCCAAAGAAGGTCCATCTGCGCGGACGCCGCAATCGGCTCCACCACCTGGGAGAGAAACGCATCCCCGCTCAGGGTGTCGCAAGTGTGTACGCTCACGTTCGCCAAGGCCGTTGCCTGCTCCTGCGCAGACAGACCGAGCCCCCGGATCACGCCGTCCCGCATCTCTGCGAGGTCGCCGTCGTCGTTCTCCGCTTGGATGAGAACCGAACGCAGGGGCCGCGCTGGGCGAAGCCCGAAACATTCTCGGCCCAACGCCCAGAGGATCATGCATTGCATGGAGAGGCTGGATTTCCCGATGCCCGAGGGGCCCACCAAGAGCATTCCCCCGCCCTTGCAGAGAAACCGGTCCTTGATGAGCTCGTCCTCGTTGCCCGTTGGACGCTCCAAACTGGCCAGCGGCCGGGTAAGCACCGGGGCGGCCGGTGTCGGCTTCTTCTTGGCCTTGGCGACGATGTCCCCGGGGCTGCCCTCGGCGAACCATCCGCAGTATCCGCACCGGCACGCCCCCTCGACCACGTCCAGCGGCTCAGGCTCCGGGCAGGACGGGCAAACAAACGTCAGCGCGCCGTTGCCAATGCTGGCCGACGCATAGAGATCCGCAGCGCGCCAGGCGTGGTAGAGCTGCTCTTCAAAGGTGGTTGGGGTGGTGGTGGACATTGGAAAAAGGGGTCGAAAAAGAAAACTTCTTGGCGGACTTCCCCGGGGGTCTCCCATCCGGGAGGTAAATGGGCTTCCGGAGCGGGCGGAGCGGATCGCACCCCTCCGGGGAGCCGGACCAACTGGCACCGGGTCCAAGTGGCCGGGTCCGCGCCCAGGCGGACGGCCTCGGTCATCAGTTCCCGGGCCTGCTCGTCGCCATGGCAGGGCCCATACCAGCCATGGAGGGATTTGCCGCCCGAATGCACAGCCAAACGCAACTGGGGCCAGCCCAGTGCCTCGGCGACGGCCTTGAGATACCAATGGAGCGCCGCCTGTTCATCCAGGGAGCCGGAATCGAACTCCACCACCAGCCAGCGCCGGGGCCCGGTGTTGTCTAACGAGCGGTGAGTCAGTCGCCCATCGAGGCCGCGCCCGCTGGTGCCGGTCATGGGACTGGGGACCACCAGCCCGCACCCGTCGGCCTCGCCCCAGCGCGCCCGGCTCCGGGTCCGTGCCGTGCCGGGATGCCCGGTGGCCAGGCAAAGCCATTCCGCATCGGGCAACAGAGCACTGAGCCACTGCATCGAGCTCTGTTGCGGCGGCTCCACCGGGCTGAGGTGGAAAAGATCCACCAACCCGCCCACGCCGTCGCGTTTGGATGCCGCCACCATGGCCGCCCGGTGGCCGGACTCCGCTTTTGGCCAGCGCTCCCCGCTGGGGGCCCGCCGGGGAGCCTTCTCTTGCAAGTCCGGCGCATCCTTCGCAACCGGCGCCTGCCACGCGATCTCCCGCGAATTGGCAACCGCGTCCCGGATCTCCCGGGGCGTCACCCTGCGGGCCGCTCCGGCGGTTGCGGCAGTCAGGGCCGCTTCGATGACCGGCCCGGGCATATGGGCATGGAGTTGACGGGCGACCGCGAACAGCCAGGCGTGAATCCCAGCGCCCGCCGTCGGCGGAGACGCGAGCTTTTCCACCAGCCATTGAGGGAGACTCATGACGCCACCCCCGCGAGGATGTCCTCGATATGCACCCCGGCTTGTTCGCGGTAACCGCGCCGGATCACCGGACCGAGCACGGGAAGAAACCCCTCGAACGCATCCGCGCCCGCCTGCGAGCCGTAAACAAACACCATCCGGTTTCCCCGCTCCCAGGCGATGGCCAGAAGCGCCCCGCGCAGGTTGATCTCAAGCCCCGCGTTGGCAGGCACTTGGCTCAGAAGCCACCCCGTCGCCGCTTTTACCCCGGGCGTGTCCGCAGAGTGTTGGCTCATGACCGGCCCCCGATCCGCTGGCCGATCACATAACCGGCCTGTTCCCTGGTCATGAGCTCCGCATTCGGGTTGCCCAGTCGGCGCAACAGCATGACCTGCTTCGGAGTCGCCAGCCCCATCGCAGAGCGGTGGCTCAGCCGGTCAATGAGCTTGGCCGCGAACCCGCGAGTCATCCGCTCGGTCCAGATCCCCGCGCGCGAAAGCACGGCGAGCTGATTCTCCGTGGGCGGCTCCTCCTCCCAGGGCATCGTGGGTTCGTATTCCTCAAGGTCGCTGTCATGGATACCCACCGCCCACGCGAGCGGATCCACAAGCCCCTTCGGAGCCTTGCGGTTTTTCGCAGCCTCCTCCAACTGGGCAGCGAGGGCCTGCTCCACATCGACCTTGGCGCGCGCCTCGGCGTCGAGGATCTCCGCGCCTGCGTCGAGGTGCGCTTGGAGCGCCTTCTTGTGGGTCTCGTTGGGCGCGGAAATGTCCGCTGGCTGACAGAGGGACAGGTCTCCGCTCAACCAGAGCGGGTCCAAGAGTAGGCAAAACTCCTTGCCCGGCGCAGTCCGCGTGCCCCGGCCCACGATCTGACAATAAAGGGCCCGGCTCTTGGTGGGCCTCAGGCACAGAATACAGTCAATGTCTGGTCTGTCGTAGCCTTCGGTAAGCAGCATTGCATTGCAGAGCGCGGTGCCAGGCCCCGCCGTGCGGAACCATTCCAACCGTTGCTCACGGTCCTCGCTGCCCCCGTCCACGTGCCGGGCGTCAATCCCCTCCTCCGCCAGCGCCTCAGCGAATTTCTCGCTGACATCGCATCGAGGGAGAAACACCAATGTTTTCCGGTCCCAGATCTCCGCAGCGGCAGCCCGGGCGACTTCACGCAACCGAGGCTCCAGCAGACTGCTGGCAACGTCTGCGGACAGGTCCGCCCCGCTGCGCAGCTTGATTGAGCGGGCGTCAATTTCGACAGGGAGTCGAAGGGCCCTCAGATTGCAGAGGTGCCCAGCGCCGATGAGTTCCAGCAGACCAATTTCAAACGCGACGTTCTGGTAAAACGCCCCGAGCGATTTGCGGTCGGCCCGGTCCGGGGTGGCAGTCACACCCAAAACACGCGCCCCGGCAAAACGCCCGAGCACCTCCTGCCACTCGTCCGAAAGACTGTGATGAGCCTCGTCGCAGATGATTAGATCAAACGCGTTCGGCGCGTACTTGTGCAGCCGCCGCCGGACACTCTGCACAGACCCCACAACCACCCCATGCCCAGGCATGGCCGTGGATGCGCCCTGTTCGACCGCGGCAAAGATCCCCGTGGCGGCGTGCAACTTCTCGGCGGCCTGTTTCACCAGCTCCTCCCGGTGCGCCAGGATCAGCGTGCGGCCCTTCTCAGCGGCGGCGATGTGGGAAAAGATCACGGTCTTGCCTCCCCCGGTCGCAGCGATGCCGAGCTGCCGCTGGAACTGGCTCCAACCGGCCGCCACGGCGTCCACAGCCCGCTGCTGGTAGGGGCGGAGCGGCATTGAAAGCGAGGCGCTCATTGCGAGCCCTCCTTCTCAATGAGCGGGCGTGCGTCGAAAACGTGCTCGACGGTTCGTGTAGGCTCGCCCCAAACAGTGGCTGTCAACGTGTCAACATGCCACTTTACGTCAACGGCATTGAAAAACTCCTGCGAGGCTTGGTTGTTGACAAAGAGCGTGGCCCGGTCGCAATCAATACCGGGCAACGGACCGTTATACCCTTTCGGGATTTTCATTAGGACCCTGCCTTCTCGCTCAAGGATAAGCTCCACCTCGATCACGTCGAAGTCGTCCTCGTTCGCCTCGCTCATTGCGCGCCCTCCTTCTCCCTTACACATGTGGTAAATTTGGCAGCGTTCGAGCGCATCCGTCTCCGGTGTTGGTCGGTCACTCATTGCGCGCCCCCTTCCTCTCTCATCGCGCACTCGATCGCCGCAACCAGCAGGGCGGCCGCTTCAACCAGGGATTCCAGTCGGTTTTTGCGTGGATCGAACTGAGCCCAATACATCGCCGCGCGCTCAAACTGTTCACGGGTGCCGTCGTATGCGTAGCGGTCATGGCGCTCGCGCGCCTGCCAGATTTGTTCGATCGCTTCGGATGTCATTCCCCACCCTCCCGCCGATAAACCCCGTCGTCGCCCTGCTTGAATCCGCCGTCGGCAAGCGCGCCCTCGATCGCCCGGTGAACGTGCGCGAACGGCGTCACCGTCACGGGGGCGGAAAACTCACCGTCCGGGCCGGTAGTGCTGAGCGATACGGAGACGCCCTCCAGCGGCAGCTTCCCCTGCTTGGGGTCTTCCAGCGGATGTTTCTCCTTCACGCTCGTCCGGGTCGTGAACGAAAACGCGGTTTCCACCGTGTTCGCGTCGAGATTAAGCACTCCGCGCAGCGTGACCCCGAATTTGACGGGCTCCTCCGAGTCCGTGCCGGTCTCCGAAGCCTTCGCAATCGCCCTGAGGATTTCTTCCTCCTGCGCGCCGATGGCGTCGGCGAGGTCGTTTTGCATATGTTCCGCCAGTTGTTTCAGTAAATGGTTGTTTGACATTTTAAGAGTTGGGTTTGGTGAAAGGGTCCCCGCGTCCAAGCCGACCGGCTCGGAAGGCGCGCTTCACAGCTCACAGGGAGACACGCGCCCGCGGGGATAAGTGGTTTAGGGTTTTTCGTCCTTCGCAATCCGGCGTTTGAGGCCCTCGCGGATCCGCTCGATGAAGCGTTTTTCGGTGGGGGTCCGCATCCCTCGCTCATCCATGAAATTCCCGAGCGTTTTGGCGAAGTCCCGCATGTCCTCGTGTGTCGGGACATCGCCCGACGCCCGGCGTTTTTTGCGGCGTTTCATTTCCGGCAGCCCTCGAAGATCTTGAGCAGCAGCTCAAGCGCGCGTTGGTTGAGGTAGAGCTGAGAGCTGGTCATAGATTGGATATGACTGGCGGCATCAACCACCTGTTTTTCCATGTCCATCATCGGCCCGGTCATCGCCTCGCGCAGCTCTCGCAGCGCCGATGCCGCCTCGGCTTTGCCGTTGATGGAGTTGAGCGTGATTCGGTCATCCAATAGCGTCAGGAGATTGTTCACAGGCCCTCCTTTCGAGATGCGATCGCCAGCAAAAGGGCAGCAGTGCCGCCGAGAAGGAAGAGCCCGATAACCCAGCGGCGCGCAGCGCCAGGGGTCCGCTGATTGCTAAGCCAGAGCGGTGTTTGTAGTTTCAGAGATTCCATTCAGGGATGATGGTGATTTCGATGCGTGGGAATTTCTCAACTCGGGTAAACGTGGGCCGCTCCGGCCACAGGTCTTTGTCGTTTCGAACGATCCCGGCGTCCGCCAGGCCGTCGATGTAGGATTTGAGGCTTGCGATCAGATTGTCCGGATCCGGCTGGCGGTTTCTCGGACCGAGGAAAACGGCGGGGTGCAGCTTGGCTTTGCCCCACCGAGGGGGCGGGCACCCGTCGAGCACCCGCACCGCCTCGATCCTTGCGGCTGCCCGGGCCGCTTTGACCATGCGGGCCTTGATTGCCCAGTGTCTCCGGGCGTTAGGAGACAACCGGCGATCCGGAAGGGGCAGCTGGAACGTGAGCCCCTCAAAACTCATCGAACACGTAGGCCGCGATTTTGTTGTTCTTGTTCCCTTTGTGCTCCTCCACCTTCAGCACGGCCCGAAACTCCCAGCCGATCATCTCCTCGCAGTCCAAGGAGAAATCCAGACCCGGCCCGGGGTGTTTGGCGCAGGCCGATAAAAACTGGTCGATTCGGTAAAGGCTCTTCTCGGTAAAGGTGAGATACTCGAACAGCGAAACGCCCAGCGTCCCGTCTTCATTCACCACCCGCAGCTTGAGTTTGATCTGGTCGTTGTTGCTCTTGGAGGTTTCCTCCACGGCGTCCATGACGTTGAGGGTGTATTCCCCCGCGGGAACGTGGAATTGCAGCGCCTCCGGGGCCTTGGTTTTGTATGTTAAAGCCATTTCGTTTGTATGTTGTTTGTTTTTGGTTTTGGCGCGCGTCTCTCCGCGCGGTCACGCCCGATTGCCCGGCGTTCGGCGGTTGATTAGTTGCCCGACTTGGGCTTCCGAATGGTGATGTAGGCGGACCCTGGGCTCTCCATCACCGCCTCCTCCGGGAACGGTTTCCCGGGCAGTTTGCGCCCCCAGATCTCCCGCAGCTTGGCTTCGCTCATGGGCCCGTAGGCGGCCAGCACATCCGCCACCCCGAGCGCGGCCAGGTTGAGCTCCACCACCCGCTCCGGAACCTTGCGGCTTCCCCGTTTTGCGGTCAGAGTAACCCCGGCGACCTTTTCCCCGGCGATCAGACGCGACTTGAGGATGCCCCGGGCTTCGTCCGCGAAGTCCTCGACGATCCCGGCCCGGGTCACAAACTCCCGCAGAAGCTCGCTTGGGAGCGATTCCAGAAGCGCCTTTTCTCCGATCTCCACCAGCCCCAGCGATTCCCGACGCGGGGCGCAGGTGAACCGATTGGAACACCATCCGCAGTATTCATTCAACGTGGGCGGCTCTCCGGAAACGCCTTTGGCGATGGCGTTGCGCACGGCAGCCTCCGCCGATTCCCGGGTGAACCGGAGCGTCTCCACCTCCCGAAGATCGCAATAGAGCAGATACACCGTCCACTCGTCCGCGAAAGTCCGGTCCATGTAGCCCAGCGCGTAAGCGGCCTGCTGCTCCAGGTAGTTGCGTTTCTGGCCGCTCTTGAGGTCGGCGGACCAAAGCAACTCTTCACAAAGTAGATCCCCGGTGCCCACAAGCCCGAGCGCCTCGATCCGCAGCGAGTCCTCATTCGCGTCCAGCGGTGAGCCGTTTGCAAGGGCTCTAGCCGTGGCCACAGCCCAAGCAACCGCCTCAAGTTCAATGGTGCATAAATCCTGCAAAGCCATCCACCCGTTCTCGATGGCGTCACGGAATGCCACGTCCAGCCGGGTGCCACGCTCTGCGGCTTCGCCCGCAGGGGCGCTCCGGAACGACCCGCAAAGCGCCAGCTTGGGCAGGATGGACGGCCTCAGAAAGTCAGTGTTCATCGGGATTCCTCCCGCTCCGACCGCCGCCCCTCAAGAAATCCCTCCGCCGCCCCGGTGCGCGCCCCGGCGGAATAACCCGACTCGTAAGCGGCCACGCAGAGCCAGATGGACGCCGCAATGAGCAGCGCCCATGAGAAAATTCCAGCGGCGATCACGCTGCCACCTCCTCAGCCTTCGCGGGCGCCGCAACCTTGAGGAACCCGGCCGGGTTTTTGATGACCCTGGCCGCGTAAGACGGAGAGACATCCCGGAACGTCTGCCCGGGCTGGATCTGCTTTTGCCGGATCAGATAGGCGTTCACCGCCTCCTCATGCGGAGCGCAGACCCGCTCAAGCTCCGCATTGCCAGCCGGGGCCGCTTTCGGCGCCGGGTTCTCCACGCCCGGGATCTCGTCGTCTCCTGCGGACTCAACCACAGGCGCGGCCACCGGCTCCGGAGTCGCTGCGGGCTGCCCCCAGGGCGCGCCCACGGAGCGGAATGCCCTCTCGATCGTCGCAATGTCCCACTTCTCCACCTCGTTGAGCCCGTGCCGGTTCTTGGCGTCCCACGCGGCTGCCCGCGTGCAGTGCATGAGTCTTTCCCGACCACCGACTCCTTGGAGTTTCCCGCTGTTCTTCTCCCGGATCTGGGTTTTCCAATTCCCAAAAAGCAGGGCGTCGGCCCACTCCTTGATGAGCGGGGCGACGTGTTTTGTGAGCTTGAGCTCGTAGCGGTCATATGCCCCCTCCCCGTCGGGCGGTTCGAATTTGGTGACCTTGCTGTGTGCCAGGAGAACCACGGTGATTCCCGCAGCGACAACGGCATCCAGTCGGCTGAGCAGGATCGTCACCCGCTCCTTGAGCAGCGTGTAGCCCTTTCCATACCCGAAGTCCTCCACCCCTTTGATCTTGGGGCTTGCGGCGTCGGCCACGATGGCATCCAGCGCCATCGACTCCAGCCAATCCACCGTGTCCACAATGAGCGTTTTCCATGGCCCGATCTTCGCGACTTCCGCCAGCGCGGTTTCTACCGCCCGGAGGTCGGGCAAATCGGCCCGTTCGATCCGGTCCACGTCGAGTTGCGACGTTGATCCCTCTACGTCGAGGAACAACGGGTTCGGGAATTGGCTGGCGAGTGTGCTCTTCCCGAATCCCTCGGGGGCGTAGATCACGATTTTCTGAGCCCGGCCCTTTTTGCCGGATGATATTTTGCTGAGGATGGACATGGTGGTGGTGGTTTTTGGTTGGTGGTTGTGCTGGCCCGACGGGGTCAGCGGAGAAACGAGGCGAGCAAATCCGAGCGGAACCTCCACGAGTGCCCGATTTTGCGGGCGCCTGG